GGAGAAGCATCTAAACTTGTTCAATCAATGAACTATGGAGCGTTTCTAAACCATAACGCAGAGGATTTTGAGGGACGAGAGTTGAATATAGATGGTATGAAAGCAGATAATAGTGCAAGTTCACTTAATACTTCAGAAACAGGTGGTACAAGTGGATTAAATGGCTTTAGGCTATTTAACTTAGATGTTAATCGTTGGAATGATATTAATTGTTTTGGATTAATATTTCAATCACGACAAACTGGATCGACTACACCTTTACGTTTAGGTTCTGTTATAGCAGGTCGTTCTTATACGTTTCCACATAATGCCAATCTAAGTATGAATATCAACTATGATGCTGATGGTATACGTTCCAGTAGAACACTTGGGGGACACGACATAGTAGATGTTAATTACTATAAACAACCCGATTGGGATGGCAGACCACCATTTGTTGCTACTAACTCATCAGGGTTATCAGCTACTTCACATATAGGCAGAAGGTCGTGGGCATTAACGTTTTCGTTCCTTACAGCTACAGACACATTTCCACAAGATATGGGTGAAAATTTTATGTTTGACAATTATTTTGCAGATAATGGATCAGAAACTTGGACTAATCATACAACAGATAACATCACTTCGAATTTTATGACATTAACTCTCAATGGTCAGCTTGGCTTTTTACTGCAGCCTGACCAAAGTAAAAACACTTTTGCGTGGTGTAAGCTACGTTCAAATAGCTTTTCTGTGCAACAATCAGCACCTAATTTATACACTTGCAAAATGACATTTGACGAA